ACATGGGGCGGCTCGGCTTGCGCTCAATGATATGCCGTTCGAGCGCAGGCTGCAGCTGCTCAAGTTGTTCCCGGGCAATGTCCCCATTACAGTGGTTCGTCCGCTAAGGTGTCACTTCTTCCCATCTAGTGACATCAGGCAGAGGATACTCTTTGCCTCTGGGGTCGCGCGTGGAGAATACCGTGGCTACTTCCTTGACACTGAGGACCCATCAGCCAGCTGGGTTCTGTCGCCCCATGATGGCTACAATCAAAAAGTGGCCTTTTTTGGGGTTCAAAGTCTGGCGGTTGATCAGTTGAAAGTTGAGAATGCCCATCTGAAGAACGAGCTTTCCCAGTTGAAACTTGAATGCCAACTCATGCGGCATGACTTGGAACGCGCTCGTCGCTGTGCGGCAACTCAATCGCCTAAGCAGCTTAGTCCTTTCCTGATCTTCTTGCTCCTCTTTGTTTTCTTTTCATCTCTCCTCAGCTGTATCGGTGCTTCAGAACTTCCACATGAGCACTATCAGACCTCCACCACGGGCTTACCCAGTACCAAGGCGCATAGTTCGCTAATCGATAGGATCGCTGAGCTGATGCGCCTCAAGGACAAAGCCACGGTGGATCTGGCCTTTACTGCTCGGGCCTATGCAGATCTTAAGTCTCGGATTGAGGAAGTCGATGAAATGATCCGCGAGAGTGTTAATCCCGACAGGGTGAAAAGTGCACTTGGTGACTTTGTGGATGCGATTCGTCTTCGTAGGGACCACTGGCTTGGAAGGGTCACCAGCATTATGCTGAGGACCCTTCCTAACCTGCCCTACTGGTGGCTCATCACCACGCCTTTGGCTGCCGTTTGCGCTTGCAAAAACTTGCAGCCGGTCACGGCGCTGATCTTCCTTGGAGTTTCATCTCTCACTCGTTGGAATTTTGCCGCTCTCGCCGTCTCCCCAGCTCTGGATGCGGGGTCTGCTTGGCTTTTCATTGTGGTGCAGCTTGTCTATTTAATTGACCCCACTTTTTCTATCTTCCTCTCCTTGGCTGGTCTCCCTGCCGCAGCGGTTCTCGGTTGCTTCTTGCCAACCCCGCGCTATGTTGATCTGTTGCGCGGCACTGCAGCTGTTGGTGTTGTCTCTATCATGTGCCATCTTGCCTTGACCTTTGGGGTCTCAACATCTGCAGTAACCCTCTTGGTCGTATGTTATAGGATCTCCAAGCTCATCGTTGGCTTTGGCGCCGAGAAAGTTGAATTCAAGACCGCCGACGGTAAGGTTATTCACGCAACCACCTCCTCTCCGAATTGGCTCTGGCGCTTCGCACAACGTTTGCGCCAGGCCAAGGTCAGGAGCACCTCGGCACCTTTTGTCCGCATCTGCCCTGAAGCCTTGTGTAGGGTCTCTACTAACTCAGGGACTGGAACTGGTTTCCGTTTAGGCAATGACATCATCACCGCCAAACACGTTGTAGACGGTAACACCGTAGTTACAGTCACCTACAATGGCTATACAGTTCAGGCCCATGTTAGGCGTGAGCTGACCAAAGACATTGCCTATCTACGGATACCAACCGAGCTTCAAAATCGCATGCCTAGTCTCAAGTTAGCAAAAAACCCCAACTATGACATTGTGACTGTCATGGCCCGTGATGACAATGGGGCCGTGATCGTCGCGACAACTGAGGGTGCCATCCATGGGGATTCGATCTCTTACGCTTGCGCAACGCGCGACGGAATGAGTGGCTGCCCTGTTCTCGACATCAATGGTCATGTGCTTGGGGTGCACCAGACTAACACAGGCTACACCGGTGGGGCGGTTGTCATAACTAAGGATGACCTTGTGGAGACCAATCCCAAAGACGCAGAGATCGCAGCCCTACGGGAGGAGTTATCTAAACTGCGAGCTTGTGAGCAGTCCACCAGTCCCGATGATGTTGTTGGCATTGTCAGAGCAGCCGTGCAGCGTGAGATTCAGGTTCTTCGGGACGAGTTGAATAAGTCCTCCCTTGAGCAAAAGAAAAAAGGCAAGACTAAGAAGGGCCGCGGCCGCGTCTTACGGGCAGGACGACGGCGCGCGCGCCTTACTGAGGAGGAGTACGAGGAGCTCCTTTCTAAGGGGCTTACTCGTGAGCAGTTGATAGCGGCTGTTGAGGAATTGCTTGATCAGGATGTTGAAGCCGGCTTCCCAGAGTGGTCTGACCCAGACTACTCTGATGACGATGCCGATGATGTCTGGTTTGGTCACGACAGGTATGGCGATAATGACGACCCCTTTGGTCAGAAAGACAAGAAGTCTGAAAAACCCGTCCCGGCGCCTCGCACAAAGAAGACGCTGGAGGCAAGGGATGAGAAGCCGCCTGTTACCTTTGGGCCCAAGCCTGATAGAAGCCACTACCAGTGTGGCCCTGTCCAGCAAGAACATCTTAAGAAGTACGATCCTGACTGCTTTCTTCTGACTAAGGCTGACATGTGGTGCCTCGAGCACGAGCTCGAGAAACTGAGGCGCCTGGTCGGCGAGGCTAAAGCCGTGACAACTGAGGAGTGGAAGAAGGTCAAGGAGGAGATGACTAACAAACTCAATGAGGCCTACTTTGAACTGGACTGTGCCGCATGGGCCAATGGCCTCCAGTGCTTTTCCCAACGCGTCAAGCCCAGGAGGCAGCCAAAAAACTCCCGAAGGGGCCCAGTCAGTGGGCCCCAGAAACCCTCCAATTGAATTTCTGGGAGTCTTTAGTCGGTCCTGGCTCACGCTGGCTCGTGCCCGACAACTTTCCACTTGTAGGCTGTGTTCCAATCTCCCGACCAGTAGTTGATGATAACATTCCAGATGAGCCTCTGCTGGGGATTCTCCCCCCTGTTGATCCGTGCCTAGTGGATGACTATGGCCCCACTGTTTGGGGCCCTGAAGCTTATCGCGTTAGCTTCGATAAATTCTTTTACGCGCAACCAGGTAACTGGGAACGCGATTATCCAGAAGCAACACGGTTTGCTGATGTGCAGACGGTCAAGCACTTTGGCTATCTGCAAGACTCCATAGTCATCCCTATAATGGCAACTGAGAAGAACCAGGACTCAACGCCCGCCTATCCTAAGATGATGGAATGGGCTAGTGAGGAGGAGTTTCTCTGTGACAAGGGATGGGGTCCCTACGTTGACGCATGGAAGAGCGTCAATGCTGGCTCCCGGCCTAATGTCTGTTGGTATCTTTTCCTTAAGAAAGAGATCATCAAGCAGGAGAAGATTGACAAGAGCGACATCAGGCAGATTGTCTGTTCTGACCCGATCTTTGCCCGGATTGGATGTTGCTTTGAACAAAATCAGAACCAACGGATGAAGGAGGAGACAGAGACATCGTCTGGCCAGTGTGGCTGGTCCCCCTTTGGAGGGGGCTTTGAGCGCCGCATGCGTAGGCTTGTTAACAAAAACAACACCTTCTTTGTTGAATTTGACTGGACTAGGTTTGATGGGACGATCCCACGCTCCCTATTCCTAAGGATCAAGAAGATCCGGTGGGGGTTCGTGAACCCCCGAGATCGGGAGCGCTATGGTGGTGCTTACCGCTGGTATTGTCACCAGTTGGTCCACAGGTATGTTGTGTTGCCTTCTGGAGAGGTCACCATACAAAACCGTGGGAACCCCTCTGGTCAAATTTCTACCACTACTGACAACAATATGGTCAACTATTGGTTGCAAGCCTTTGAGTACTACTACTTTAATGGGGAAACTGCATGGGACACCTGGGCTCATTACGACACCCTTATCTATGGTGATGACCGCTTGAACACCACCCCCTCCATTCCAGACAACTATGTGGAGCGTGTTTGCAACATGTACCGCACAGTGTTTGGGATGTGGGTCAAGCCAGATAAGGTTAAAGTGTCAGACCACATTGAGGGCCTTTCCTTCTGTGGTTTTACTGTTGGGCCTGGACTTGTACCCCAACCAACACAGCCTTACAAAATGATGGCCTCACTCTTGAAACCATGTTCGAGACTACCAGATTTCAACTCACTCCATGGGAAACTCCTGTGTTTTCAGCTCCTGTGCCACTACCTACCTGAAGATCATCCTTTTAAGTGGTATTTGGAAGAGTGCCTAGAGGCCGTGAAGGCCCGCGCTCGTGGGAACGGGCTACCCGCCCGCTTCACCGAGGAGCAGCTTGAACGCATCTGGAGGGGAGGACCAAAGAAGCGTGATGGCTAACGGCCAATCCCCCAAAACCACTAAGATGCAACCTGTCCCCCAGGGGACAGGTAACAGGAGGAGACGTAGGAACCCAAAAAACAAGACTAAGAACAAGAAACCCCAGTTGCAGCGCACCACTAACGTCAAGCGTGCTGCTCGCGCCGCTGCTAAGCGTGAAATCCACAGGCTTGGTCTTTCTGGGCCCAAGGTCGCGGTCTCCCAAACAGTTACCGCGACGCTTGGCACAATTGGCGCTAACCAGGGCAATAAAGTTGAATTGGAGCTCGCTGCACTGTTGAACCCCGCTCTTGTGAAAGAAACCTCAGGTTCGAATGCTTTTGGCCCCATACAAGCGCTGGCTGCCCAGTTCGGTCTTTGGCGGTGTACTCAGGCCCATCTCAAGTTCACGCCTCTTGTGGGCGCTTCTGCCATTTCGGGGACGGCCATTCGTGCCTCTCTGAACTTGACCGCGACCCCAGGCTCCACCAGCTGGTCTGGCCTTGGGGCTCGCGTCCACAAGGATGTGAACGTTGGCTCTTCTGGGGTTTTTCACCTCGCCCGCAAGCAGCTGGCGGGACCACGTGAAAGCTGGTGGTTAACCAACACCAATGATGACAAGACCCAATCTCTCGGTCCCGCGATTGAGGTTCATTCTCTTGGAAAGACAACTTCCACTTACCAAAATTCAGACTACACTGGATCACTTTTCTTGGTTGAGCTCAGAGCCACGTGGGAGTTTGCCAACTACCTGACCCAACCTTCCCTTGCAAGCCTTGCGAAAACTGAGGCTCCGGCTGCGTCCGTCACCATCAACGCTGCAGAACCTGGCCAGCCTATCACGATGACGGTTGCCGAAGGCTCTGCTGCGGACGCTCTTGCTCGCATCGCACCCCTTCCATCTACCGCCGCCCGGGCTGGAGGCACGGTCGGTGAGGTTATAGTTCAGGTTGTTGATGCTTCTGTTTCGGTTGCCGCTGGCGCACTACCACCTCCTTTCGGCTGGCTCATCGCTGGTGGCTGGTGGTTTGTGAAAAGGGTTGCTGGTCTTGGTAGGGCTGGTGAAGTTGTCTTCCAGATCTATGCCTCTGCTGAGGATGCTGCTGCAAACAGGCCTTGCATTGCTGATGGTACTTCTTCAGCGGTTGTCCTACCTGGTGTTGTCGCTTTCAACCAGATTAACACCCCCAACACTGGGGTGTCTGGGACGCCCGCTACAAGTGCACGTGGGCTCACCCATACCCCCCAACCTGGTTTGCCCTTCGTGGTGGATGCGGCCATAACTTCTCAGCAGATGTCCGTCGGGACAGTTCCTGGCACACTCAACGCGTTGGTAGTTAGTGAGTCAGGCTCCTGGGGGAACTTCATCCAGTTTGGCTCTGACACTAACTATAGGGTTGCGGTTAATGGTATGTGGACCCTCCCAGACATCCATGCGTGGGACGTGCATGGGGATGTTGTGGTGCCTCCAGGTTTTGGTGCATCGACGGCCACGCTGTGGCTTAATGATCGCCAAACTGGGGCTACCCTTGTGGGTATTTCCACCAATTCTGATACCAATGCTACCGAAACTGCAGTTGAGAACTACTTCCTTTGGAAAATTGGCAGCTATTCAGCTGCAACTACTTCCAATCAGCAGTTTCAATCCTACATTCTGGCACCCACTTCTGAAGGGTCCAACCCACCCGTCCTCTATCGGATCTATGGTGACCGTGGAGCCATGAAATATCCAGCTTATCAAGGTGGCTTTCTACTCACCATGTTCTATGGGTGCCAGGGGCCCACATATGTGACAACAACTGGTTCTACTAGCCTCCAAGTTTCCATGCCAAACCGCACCCTGCCTGTCAACTCACATTATTCTTTGAGGTATGGTCCTGCGGGCAATGGAACCCCCAGACGTCTCTCACTCGAGATGGTCTACCCTGGCACGGGACCCTGGTCATTGGCCCCATCTTCCACGGTGGTAAGGTCCATGGATCTTGACACTGTCGACTATGGGGCTTCTGTTTCAGTTGACACCTCATCAGATACAGACTATGACACTGACACTGGCTCTGACACCTCTGACTCTGAACCCGAAGACTTTGTCGACTGGGCTTTCCAGATGTCAGCTAAATACACAATAGGGGATGACTCTTCCGCGCCTCTCCGCGAGAAAATTGGCAAATTGCTCGTCGAGGAGGGTGTCCCCGCGGATGCTGCCCAGCGCCGTGCCATGTTGGCCGCGCCTACCCCCGCCTTTCAGGATTTCCTCCATGCACATCAGGAGGTTTTATCTGATGGGTTCGGATCGAGACGTGTGATTCACTCAGATCTCTCCGATCGGGCAGTTGACTTGGGACTTTCTTATCTTTCTAGCCGAGGCCACGCCGAGTAGGATCGAGGGTACAGCTAGATTCTCTTTTTTCCTGTCTGTTTTCTAAATTTTCTTTAGTTTGATTGGCAGTTGAAAAAAAAAAAAAAAAAAAAAAAAAAAAAA